TCCGGGATTGCGGTCTCCGCGTAACAGTTGATCAGAAACGCGCGCTTCGGCCCCCACCACCAGTCGTACGCGCAGTTAATGAAATCGTACGCCCGGCATCCCTCGACCCGCGTATTGACACTGCCCACGCACGCGGTCGCATTCCCGGCACCGCGACACTGAAACGCGCAATCCCGGATGACGACATCGCTCACGAACATCATATCGATCGCATGACTGCCGCCGGTGCCGAACGTCGCGTAATCGAACGTCACCCCATGGATGCTGATGTCGTGATCGGTCAGCGTGGTGGCGGTGTTGTTCTTGTTGATCAGGAACGGCGTGTTGACCGGAAACCCCGTCATCGCCAACATCGTCGCTCCCAGACCAGCCACGGAAGTATTCGACGCCAACCGGATCGATCCCGTCACGGCATACCGACCCGGCGGAAGCGCCAGCGTTCCACCGCTCGCGGGGACCGCGTCCGCCGCCGCCTGGATCGAGACCGTGTCATTCGTCACGCCGTCACCAGTGGCTCCAAATGCCTTGACATTCATGAACCAGGCGCCCGCGCTCATGATGGCGGCGTTCAGGTCGGAAGCGAACAGTGCGTCGCCAATCGCCCAGGGAAAACCCGTCATGTCGTCACCGCCTGCATTTCCGCGTCGGACAGAACACGCGGCCAGTATTGAATCCGGCGGATGTAGCCATCCAGACACGCGGCCCCATTAGGCGAGTTGCCGATATTGAGCGTGGTCCCACCGGACGGCACCGAACCGGATAAAGTCGGCGCCGCGAGCGCACCATTCAACGCGAACGACTGGCGCCCGCCGGTAACAGCCAGCGCGACCTTGAACGGATTGCCCAGCGGCGCCGCGCCGAGGGTCTGATTGAACACGACACCGCCTCCGACGGTCGCCAACGCGGCGATGTTGTTGGATGTGATATCCCGATACATCTCAATTCTGTTGTTTGTCGTTCCATCGCTAATGCCGCCATACGTCTGATAATAACTTGTGGTCGGCGGGACGATGTTCAGGGCCTCGAACAGCAACGTCTGCGCGGTAGCGTTATACCAGGCGCCAGTCGTTGGCATCGAGCACACATCGATCGCTCGCGTGGCCGTCGCCGCCGCCGTTGGCATCCACGATGTTACGAATGACCCAGATTCCAGCTGGGCATTGGCCACCGAACCAGTGACCGTGCAGGTCACCGTGCCGGCGGTTGGCGTGAACGTCTGCGACACGCGCTGCGTGGCGCCCGTCCCGACCAACGCACCGGTAGCCGCGCCCGACTTGGTGATCGTGCCCGTGCCATAAAACGACAGCGTATAGGCCTGCGCGGTGACGACGACGCCCTGCGTGCCGAGCGCCGCGGAGTTCAGCAGCAGGTTCGTCCGCGCCTCCTCGATCAGCAGCCCGCGCAACGCGTGGGTCACTGGATCGTAATCCCACCGAGGCGCGTTGATCGCCGCTGTCTGGATCACGCCCGATGCGTCGGTGTATGTCGCGATCGAGGCGCGGGAGAAGGTGATACCGGCCGGCATGTTGCCGGATGACATGAAATCGAGCACCAGCGTGGCCCCGGCGGGAATGCCGCTGGTGACGATCGAGCCGCCGAACTGAGACACCATCTGGCGGCTGAAATACTTGCACCAGCCTTGTGGACTAACGGGGCCGATGACCTTGCCGCAGGAGCGGGGCGGGACGAAGAAACGGCAGTAGCCGCACTTCTCCCGCCCGCCGGCGTCGGTGTAGCGCGCGGCGTGCTTGGCGACGCGGTGAACGACGAAGCTCATCCGAACGTCACCGCCGCGTAATCAGTCCGCAGCGGCGCGCCGCCGTAGTCTGATTGCTGCTTGTGCAGATCGGCGCGCGTCACCGCCTGCGTGAAAGCGGCATCCATCTGGGCCGCGCGCGCGTCGTCCAATGCCCACATCGCCGCATATTTGCACGTCCCGAACAGATAGATGCCATACAGCTTCTCGAGCACCGGATTGGTGTCGGACGGCAGCAGCAGCGGCCTTGGCGCGGCATACCAGCCCATCAACACCCGCTGCGGCCGCCAGTTCGGGTCTGGCGGATCAGGGATCGCCGGGTGCGGCAGGAACTCGATGCAATCATGCACCAGTCTGTATGCCGTCGCCGGCGGCGAGACGCTCACGATCGCGCCGTCGTGCCAGCCGCTGGTCTGTGGGTTGGTCCAATGGCCGGTCCATTCGTCGCGCAGATCCAGCAGCTCGCCACTGGTGGCGTCGCGGATGCTTTCCATCTGGGCGAAATCAGCCGGGAGCGTGATGTAGGCGCTGTCGATCGCCTGCACGCCCGAGGTCACGATCTCACGCGCGCGGAGCGTCTGCTTGATCTCCGTCTCGACCATCAGAACGAACGCGGGGATGCGCGGGATGACATCGCGCCGGTTCAACCATCCCGCCACATCGTCGATGAGTTGCTGATAGGTCGCCATCAGGCACCCAGCACGACCACCGGCTGCTGCTGCGCGGCGACATTGGCCTCGCCGGCCTCCTGGGTCGCCTTGCCCTGCGCGACGGCGGCCGCGCGCGCACCGGCGAGATCCAACTTGTCGGGGTAGAGCCGCAACAACAGCACCGGGTCGGTGCCCTCGAGCAGCGCCGGCGAATGCGCCTGCGTCGTCGTCGGTGTCGCGCGCATCGGCTCGGGATGGGGCGTCTTGTGATCGGTTCCTGATGCCATCTAAAGGGCGCTCCTGTCATCGGTTCTGAAGACCGCGTTGTCGGGGTCGTTGAGCCACTTGTTCAACGCCTGCTCGTCGTTGGTGATTCCGAGCCGCTGCAGCCGCCGCCAGATGACGGCCGGGATGCGCGCGACGTGGACGGTGTCCCGTCGCACCAGCGGATCGAAATCCGACGCGATCCGTTTGGCGCTTTCGGTGATCGGTTTGGTGTCCTGGGTGTGCGTCAGCAGCAGCCCATGATCACCGTCGTTTTCGACCTCGGTGCCGCGTCGGGTAACGGGATTATACGATTGATAGAGGAGGGTCATCGGCGCTTACGCCCCCCGTTCTGTTGCCAGATCCGAAACGCTGTCCGCTTGCATTCGCGGCAGTGCCAAAAACCCCGCTTGTCGATGTAGATATTCTCGTTATCGAAAGGGTGACCGCGCGCACAACGCGGATCGGGACCAGCTCGCAATTCCGCTTTCTTTCGAGCGCGCAAAGACGTCATCCGCACGGAAGATAAGGCGGGAAGGTCGCCCCGCCGCACGTTCTCGCCTGGCGTCACCGCTTCCAGGTGGTCGGGGTTGATACACCCTTTCACGCGGCACAGATGATCAATCTGTAGCCCGTCGGGAATTGGCCCCTTCGCGTATTCATAAGAAACGCGATGCGCCTTATACGAAACGCCCCGCTTTCCCGAAGCGAGGCGCCCATAGCCGAAACGGTCGAGAAACCCATCCCACACCCAGCACCCACTAAACGGGATCGGAATGGAACGGGCAAACAACTCGCCCAGATTGGACGGGAAATGTTGCAATGTCGTCATTACCCCTCATACCATACCAGACTACAGACGCCAAGGGTGTAAGGTGTTATTAGCAGAACGATAAGCTATTGATTTAGATCGGCAATCCAGGCATGCGCCTTAGGAGCCGTTGGCCTTATGCAACCTTCAAAAAGCACAGCGCCTTGTGAGTTGTCACCGGTTTTGGCGAATTCGAGCTCAATCATATCGCGCCCAGGTAGCGGCGCCAGCTCGCAATAGTCGGTGCTCACCAGCAGGATCTGATGCGCCGGGCAGAAACGGTCGGGCGCCAGTTGGATCGTTCCAAAGTTGGTGCGGTAGACATCGACCGCGCCCATGATCGTTACCTCTTCGCGAGACGTAACATTCTGGATGTTCTGGGCCACGACCGCGTTGCCCGTGCCGCCCTGGCTCAAGGTGGCGAAATACGCCTTCACGTTGCCGCTCATGATGCCGAGGCTCGGCTTGCCGCCGGCCTGCCAGCACTGCTGCATCGCGCTGTCCATCATCGCGAGCGTCAGATCCCGCAAGGTGCCGGCGGTGCCGGCGTTCGAGCCGTCACCGACCGGCATCACGCCGGCGCCGGCGCCTCGGCTGCCATTGATGAGATAGCAGGGCAGGCCACTCATGTGGCGCGGGTCGGTGATGGTGCGGACAAGCGGCGACGTGATCGCCAGCTCGAGGTCGCGCTTCACTTCCATGCCGCGCAGGATGAGTTGCCTGTCGTATTCATCTTCGCCGCCGACCATGTCGACCGCGCGGAGCGTGTTCGACACGCCGACGGTTCTGGTCATGATCTGGCAAATGTTGTTGAGGCGGATCGGTTTGGTGACCGCCTGCATCGACGCGGTGAAGCCCT